AAGATTCTTACAGGCCCAGTATTTAGCACTTAGTTTATTATCCGCAGAGTCGCAATTATGCCGTGCTTTGAAAGACTTACGAGCTTCCGAACTATAGTTGTGACCATAACCTTTTGCTCCAAAGTGAATGATTTTTTCTTGACCATTGGCACATGCTTTAACCATTTTCTTTTTACCAGCAGAGGTAGATGCTCTGGGTTTATTACAAGGCATTGATTTTTTATCAGGTCGTTTAGCCATTTGGTTGTCCTCCTAACATTTGCATTGCTTGTTGAGCCATATTAGGTGGAATATTTTCACCACCTGTATTAATTAGATCTTGTTGAGCAGCGCCACCCATAGCATTTGCAGCGGCTCCTGCAAACATCTTTTGCATTTCCATTTGTTGCTGAGCCTTAGCCATTTCCATCTTTTCTTGTTTGATTTCTTCGGCACTGCGAACCCAGTTGTTAGCATCAAAGCCCATAGAAGTAATCAAAGCGCGAGCATAGGATTCCCACTTAAAGGATGATGCCGCTTCAGGTGGAAGGTTACGAATCATTTCACCCATCTGTAATAGTTTAGTAATATCGGACTCTCGACTAAGTGATTGTAAACCAGTTAGGATTTCGATATTAAGAATACCATTATCTTCATCAAACTGCTGAGCCATGCGTTGATCAATTTCATTATTTTCTAACATCAAGTAGATTGTTCTCTTGATAATTGGAATCATAAAGTCTCTAGCAATAGCAGAGAATGTACCACCTAGAATGGTTTCTAGCTCGTTACCTACGGCTCTAATAGCCGTTGCTGTGACACGATCTCCTGTAGGCATGGCTGCGGTCTGTAATAGGAAGCCTTGGCCTACCTCTTTACGCATAGCTTCTACAGCTGCGCTAGATGATTGGAGCTGAGGATTCATGGTTTCACTGGGGGAGATTACAAAGACATCGTTCTTTCTAGCTGCAACCCATTGACCATTCTGAGCACCAGCAAGATCATCTATTTCAGTAATTCCTGCGGGATCAATACCCATAAAGAAAGTTGAACCAGCGGCCATACCTTGAATAAGGGCACGGCTATAGGACTCAAGGGTACGAATGTCTGAATAAATATCTTCGACATGAGAACGTCCGTAATCTTCACCAGCAATATTAGACCAACGCAACATAATATAAGGAAGAACATCATAATACCCAGTATCAAAGGTATTGCCTTCCATTTCTTTTTCAACTTTCCATTGCTTTGTGTCTTCGTCTTGTGATACTCTAATGTATATTGTTTTATAACCTGTTTGTGTTTCTTCGCCCGAAAGGAAATCATAGGCACTTGCTGGTTCCTCATTACTTGGGGAAATAAATTCTAAATAGATAAACTCTTTTACAGAACCATTAACATCTCTTCGGACAACGAATTGATCAAGTCTAATTACTCGGAAACTGTAATCGTTTTCCATAATAATTAAAACATCACCAATAACAATTAAATGTTGAATAGCGAGATAAGCCATCTCTCGCAAGTTATTTGATATTAATTTTCTATAAACTTGGAAAGATAACTTATCTAGATATTCCTTAATATCTGGAGTAGGTTCTCGACCATTCTTTAAACCAAACGAAAAGAATGGAGTATCGTTTAGTGGAATGAGAACACTGAGGATCTTACTTGCCAAAGAAGTTACACCTCTAGACTGAACCGAAGAATAGGTTTGAAAGAGGTTATCTTCTCCAGTCATTGATTGATAAGGTAACAAGGTTGGTACTGTAATTGCAGCACATGCTCTTGCTTTATCTAACTTAGTAGTTCTTTTATTATGGAGTGTTAACCATCTATCTTTAATAGTCTTTTCTTGGTTCATTGTCTCTCCTTAGAGTGGTCTATCTTCTTGTTCGTAACCAGGTCTTTCAATTGTAGGCATATCTAAATTAAAGCCACCACCAAAATCACTGGATTCTTGAGCTGATTGTCCAGTCATTTCTCTAAATAATGATGCTTCTTGTTTTTCTTCTCTTACTCTTGAGGTTTCTTTAGCTTCAGCAGCTTCAGTTCGGCGTAAGAATTCAAGTTGTCTTTCTCGTTCTCTTTCTAGACGTAACCGTTCTTCGGCTTCCTTTTGGTATTGTTGTTGAAGAGCCATTTGCCGAGTATACATCTCTTCTTGCAAACGCATTTGTTCTTTTTGTTGTTCGGAATTTAATCCGCCACCACCTCCACCTTTACCCATAGTTACCTCCTTTCTTGAGATTCTAATAAAGCACGAAGTTTATTTAAAACTTCTAATTGACCAGCCTTGAAACCTCTATCAAAGTCCTTTAGTTTTAGATCGTTTGGGACTAGGATTATTAATTTCTCCAGGTACTGAATCAGTTCCTTCGGTATGTGAAACTCTTGTTTCATTTTTAATCTTTTCTAGTTGTAGTTGGTTGATGTAATGCAAACAGAGGGCGAGATCCTTGTTCTGGACCCCGCCCTCACGATGTTGCTTTAAAAGAATTTCAATTCTGTTCATTGTTCTTAACCATTATATTGAGCTGAAACTTCTTATCTTCTGGAGTAATCTTATTCTCTTGAAGAGAATTATGTAGATTATCTAGAAAAATATTCACCATTTTAATGTTATTAAAGCCGACATCAAGGGTGGCTTCTTTTAGCTGTACTAATTTAATAGTCTCGGCTAACGCCTGATCCATATCATACTCGGACTCAATAAACATTGTTGGCATAATAACTCCTTAGGTTAATTCACATCCTGCTGCTGTGCAAACCATAGCATGGGATGACTTAGTTGTATCTTCTTGTTCATACTTTGAAAGAAGACTCCAATCAATAGACTCTGGCATCTTAGCATTTAACTCATTATACTGTTCTTCAGTAATAGTTTCAAATGGCGTATGTTCATATGTGTTGTCATCCTTGGGTAAGAAAGATACACCTGAAACATAATGCCAATTAGTCCATAACCAATTACCAATAGACAGGAAATCTTTATCTGTATAGTTTACAGTAACACTTGGTTTGTGGTCACAATACCAAAGTTGATATGCTAACCACAAATTAAGATGACCTATTGCATTAATTTGATCTTGAGTAACACCAAAGTCTGCCTTAACAGGGAATTCAAACACAACCATAGTTTCTGGACTATAGAAGAATGGTTGCCAAGGAACTCCAGCATCCTTAAGGAACTGAGTCATTGGTGATCCTACGGGCATTTGGCTACGTCGAATATAAAACTTACTATGTCTTGGATGTAAACCAGATGCAGTACCAGCTACACAGCTAGTAGTTCCTTCTGGTTTAATACAAGTAATTGATTTACTTGGAGAAATATCAATTAGCTTTGCCCATTTTTCATTTGTTGCATGAGCAACATAACGTAAAGCTTCTAGTAACTTTTGTAATTCTTGGGGACCATGACCACCATTGGTATAGATATTATCAAAGATACCAGTCATAGATACTCCAAGTAGTCGCTCCTCTTCGCAATTATTTTTGAAGTTAATTTGTCTTCGGGATGCAAAGTATTTGAAATCAGTAAGAGCTGACTGAAGAGTACCAAGAATGGTTGCATATCTAATCTTATCTATAAGTTGTGGAGCTTGGTCGTCTGGACGAACAGCAATGGTTGAGAGATTACAGAATTGATCTGGACGTAGAATAATTTCTGAACATGGATTTGTACCAAATGCATAGTTAGTATCTCGTCCTGCTCGTTCTGCAAACTTTCGCATTGCTTCTCGATTACAGACACCACGTTCACCAGATCGACTATTGTACAAAGCTGACCATTCGTGTAAGAACATACCCATATCTGGTTTTGTTTCATACACAGCTGAATTATTAGCTAATGATCTACGACCATGGGTTTCCCACCAGGGTCCAGACTTTGCATGTGCCATTTCATTATCTGAAAGATCAGACAAAGAAATCAAAGCAGAGCGACGTACACCACCTGAAATGATTGACTCGGCAACCTGACAAACAAGATCATGTACTTCTAATGACTTAAGCTTACGACCCTTGGCATTATGGAATACCTTGGCAGTAAACTTAATCAATTTAATATATGGTTCTGGACCAGAAGCTCGACCACCAAAGGTCTTGAGTCTTGTTCCAGCAGGACGAATCTCACTAAAGTCTACTTCATAGTGCTTGCCATTATACAAACCCTTAATAAAGGCAACATAGGTATCAGCCCAACCTTCTCTTGAATCTGGGACAACTAACTTTTCATCTACTTTGGTAATTGTTTCTGCAATTATAGGTAGGTTGTTAATATTGTCTCGTTCAACTGAGAACCCAACCCCAGTACCACAGGCTAGTGTATACAGGATATTTCCAAAGTCTTGGGGATCGTTGATTGCAATGTAGCAACAATTATAAGCTGCGACATCATCCTTATCCAAGGCTGGGCCAGCCGTCATTAGAGCACGCATAGAACCAAAGACTTGATACTCTTTCATCAAGTCCTTTGCTTTGTGAAGCTCCATCCAATCCTCATTATTAAGACGATCCTTGAGATCTAGTCTCTTAATAAGATAATTGAAATAACGATCCACAGCTTCATTCCATGACTCTCGTCTATTCTTTTCTGGAATCCACCGACAGTACTTGTCAATGGCGGTAAACTCTTGTAGTAACTTACTCATTCTCTATAACTCCCTTCGATAAATCCAAAATGTTTCTAACTGCAAGGTTATTTGGGACCCATAAGTTTACCTTATGGTTATCCTTGTCATAATCCCCAGTACGCAAAATACGAACACAACGTGCTTGAGATAGGGCAAATTCTTCCCGAAACATCTCAACAGGTCGTTTATTTTCAGGCCGCTTAGCCCAGTCTTCTTCCTTATACATAGTCATAATAAGCTCATCCCATGTTTCCTTGGGGTTATTATCTAATATCTTTTTAGCTTTGGCTGGGCCTACTTTCCATAGACCCCAGATATTATCTGTAGTATCCCCAGTCATCCATTGTTGATAGAAGTACTTATCGGCCTCTTCTCCAGATACCTGGACTGGTTCTGGTTCCTTGTCGGGGTTCCAATGCCAGCCTGGAATCTGACGTAGATCCTTGTCTACCGTCACTCCAATTGCCCTGCCTTCGGACACCAACATTCCAATAAGGTCGTCTGCTTCTAGGTTGTTCACACAACGTACTGTGGTATTGGGTATATCGTAAATACATTCTAAAGCCACTCCCATTGAGTCAGGGGATTTATAATCATCACGATGTTGTTTATAGACAGGCCACAACATTCGACGGTAGTTGTGACTTCTAGGACATGACATTGCAATATAAATAGTATCTACACCCTCAGGGGTCCAGTTCTTTATATCTTGTGCAATGCGACCAGGAAGGTCTTCAATGCCTTCAGAATCAGCCCAGAAAGCCGCTCTATAGGCAATGATATCTCCATCAAGAATCGCTTCCGTTGGTTTCATTCAAGTCCTCTATTTCTGAAAGTTCTAAATAACCAATATCCAACCACAACTGAAGATTATTCTTTACTTCCTTTTCTAAAGTTGGTAGATAACCATCTCCATTAAAGATAATAATATCAAAGGTTTCATCATAATCATTTGGAGCTTCACCAGTAAAAGACTCTTCTACTACATTAGCAAGAGCTTCGCTTTCATGGTTTCTCCATTCAGCTTTATCTTCTGACAATTCTCTATAATCAGAAGAAACAAAGATTTGAGTAGCTACAAGATCTCGCCCAAAGGCAAGTTCATTTGTATACCTAACATCATCTTGAATAATAACATATTCAAAGTTAGGTTTCTCTTTCTTATTGTCAATTTCTTTAAGCATGTATTCTTGGATTGTTTCATAAGTCCTAGTAACCCAGTAGTCTGGATCTTCGGCTCGTCTTGAAGCACCAAGCTTTTGGCAGAATTCACGATATTGTGTTGAATCTGCTTCTTTAGTAATTCCATTTGCCTCAGCCATCTTTTTAATAGCATCTGCAAATGGAAGGATTACTGGATTAAAACCAAGATCAAGTGAATACTTGGCGATTAAATGAGCAAGGGTAGTTTTACCTACCCTGCCCTTACCACTAATTTGAATAATTCTCATTATGAATCTCCTGCCAATGTCGAATAATATAACCTAATCCAATATCTCCACGATTATATTTGATTACAATTGGGTGATTTGGATTACTAGCTATAAACTCGTTTACTTGGCGCATAAAATAAACTGCGTCATTCATCATCGCCCCACACAAAACGTAACATTTGATAAAAAGTGTATACTAAAACACCAACAGCAATCCAAAGAAATATGTCTTTCATTTTTTAGCTCGGTTGGTTGATTTTTTAACAACTCTTAAATTCTTTTTAGAATTGTTTCTTGGGTTTCCATCAATATGATCAATATCTTTTCCATCACCCTTTTTAACTCGACCATCTCTTAAAGCTTTGCGTCGTACTTTATTACGGTGGGCTCGGTCTTTCTTTGATTTAGTTGAGGATTGAAACTTTTCGTATTCATCTTTATAATCTCGTGGCATTAGTGTGTCTCCGACCAATTATTTCCAATTTTGTATTCTGCCTCAATCTTACAATTGCTGCGTAGTAATTCACCAGCAGTGGTTGCAGATTCGCAGAGAATGTTACCAACTTTATGAGCTACATCTGGATGACATTCTACTTGTAGTTCGTCATGAACAGAAGCAACCCAGTTAAATTTATCTTGACCAATTTCCATCTTAAGACGTTGATCAGCTACACAAGCCCAAGCCTTGGCAATATGAGCACCAGAGGATTGAAGCAAGGTATTGAGAGCAGCGTGTTCTTTACGAACAAAGACAGGTCGCCAATTAAACGGCTTGACAAAACCTTTATCTAAGGTATCAAATCGACAATTCTCAATCAACTTCTTAAGTCCAGGAATATTACTAAGTAGTTTATTTTTGGTTTGTTTGGCTTTGTAAGTAGAAGAGCCAATAGTCTTGGCAAACTTCTCATCACCACCACCATACAAGAAGCAATAGATTGCAGTCTTAGCTGTATTTCTAGACTCTAGTTCCATAGCCTTTTGATTGTGAGTATGGATATCTCCTTCACAAACTTCCTTGGCATATGAACCATTATCAAATGGATATAGATAATGAGCAAGCATTCTTAGCTCTAAACCTTTGAGGTCTGAACCAACAAGAACCCAATTCTTTTTAGGAACAAACAATGCTCTTGCTCTAGGGTCAGAGTGGACTTGTTGAATGTTTGGTTCTTTACTAGACATACGACCAGTCACAGCACCAAGAGTATTAATATAACCATGAATACGGCCATCTCTAGATTTACGAGCACGGCCTACCCAATCAGATACTTGACTCATTAGTTTAATGAGATCGAAATATTCACATAGGGTTTTGGCTTCAGGATATTCTAGGTTAGATAGAACTTCATGGTCCACTTTGGGGTTGCCTTTGTCCGTTGTACTTGGCTCCCAACCATACTTTTCTTGGAGGCGTTCTGCGATTTGTTGTCGAGAACCTGGATTGAATACTTCAACTTTGTCTTTGAGTCGCTTTCCTGTTTTCTCAGAATGTCTAACAATGATCTTGTCTGGGAAGATTCGACGCATTGTGTCTTCGATCTGTGACTTTTCAATTAGCAGCTCCATTTCTAAGGCTTCAGCTTTGTCAATGTCAAATCCAAACCCAGCTTCTACTTGACGCTTGATCATATCTGCTACGACATGTTCCATTCTAATAGCGCGACTATATTGAACCATATAGTTTTGCTGACTAAAGTGATCCCATATCTTTGCAGTTACAACAGAATCTTGTAGGCAATATTTACCCATTTCTTCTGTATATGAATCCCAACCACCTTGATAATCAATCTTGGATTCACCAAGATATTCACCCCATGCCAACAGAGAATGGGATTGATCCTTAGTTGGTGGATTATCCCCATACATCATTCGACTTAGGATTAATGTA